TCAGCCGCCCTTGATCAGCACCGCCACCGCGCATGTCACCACCAGCGGCGCGATCCAATCCACCCACTGATCGAGCTTCGGCCAGACCCGCAGGTCGAACCGGCCCCACCACGGCATGTTGGCGCGTCGCCCGTCGCCATACTGCTCGATCCACCGATATTCCGCCTGATCGACCTCACGCCCGATGAAATAGGCGGACGCCAGCGCGGCCCCGGCCCACCAGTTGCCGGTCAACAGGCCGATGGCCGCCTGCGCGATCAGCGCCATGATGGCGTGCTGAAAATAGTTCATGAGGGGGACAACTCCATTTGCTGCGGGAAGATGCGCGGGACTGCGGCTAGACCGCCTTAACCCGCTTGACGAACCGGACCGCTTCGAAGCCCAGATGGTCGTTCAGATCGAGAAAGACGGACTGCAACGGCTCGATCTCCAGTTCGAAGAAGCTGTCGAGCGCCTTGCCCGGATCGCCAAAGCCACCGGCGTTCGCCGGGATGATGCCGAGCAGCTGGGGCGGCACGCGATGCGCGGCCAGCACATCGTCCCGCGTCGTGTTCTTGATCCCCAGAAATTCGTCCTTCGCCCCGACCTCCGCGATCGGGATGATCTTGATCCCCCCGTCCTTGCCGTTCGGCGAGTGGACGAACATATTGCGGAAGTTGCCCGGCCCCTTCGCCCGTTTCAGCGCATCGCGCATCGCGTCGATGTCGCCATTGGCGAACTCGCCGGTGGCATAGAGGATATAGCCCGCGTGGCTCCCGTTCTCGAAATAGCGGCGGCGGAACAGGGTGGCATTTTCATTAAGCAGGGCAGACTGGAGCGCCGACAGATATTCGGGCAGGCCATAGATTTCCTGATTGATGTCGGGCGCGAGGATCTGATGCACGGTCCCCGGCTCGAACTCGCGCTCATTGCGATACCCTGGCACCCACCAGAAGCTGCCCGGCTTGATGCCGCGCCGCGTATACTTGGCGAGGCAATGTTCGAGCCGCATCACGTCGCCCAGCTGATTGCGGATCTCCTGCGCATAGGCGGTGCCCATCACCAGATAGTCCTGCACCATCCCGGCGAACGCCTTGCGCGATAGCCATGGCGTCGGATCGAGGCTGGCCGCGAGCAGGTTACGCTTGAGCATGATCGCGCTGCTATGGTGCGGCGACGCGCGGAAGGTGCGGGCGAGGCCGTCCAGCGACACCGGCGGCTCATACCAGCGGCCATTGTCCCAACATTCCAGCATGTCGAGCATCGTGGCCCGGCTGTTCACGGGCTCAGGATCCCCGAAGGTAAAAGCCTCGACCGCGCCGCCGCGATTATCATTGGCCGCGACGATCGCGCCGTCAGCTGCTGCGGCCGATTCCCGGCGGTTCATACGGCGTGCGCGCTTGCTCATTCGATAATCTCCATCGTGCCCTTCGGCGCTTCCTTGCCGTCGAGTGGTTCATTCATGAGGATGTGCATGGTGGCCCAAGCCAGATCCGCGTGACCGTCATTGCCGCCGCGCCCCGCCTTGAAGGTGATGTTGCGCCCGCTGGTGGTCAGCGTCTTCTTGATCGACACGAAGGCGGACACGAGATCGAGCAGGCCGCTGTCGAACGCGAGGCGGCCCCGGCGGATGACGTTCTGCGCCTTCATGATCATCTGCGCCTTGAGTTCGAGCGAATATTCGATCTTGGCGACGGCGCAGCCGGGCAGCGCGCCGGGCTTCGCCATGATCTGATAGACGCCCGCGCCGACGCCCTTGGCGTCGATGCCCAGATAGGTGCAGGTATAGCGGCTCAGGACCGCCTTGATGAATTCCGCCTGCTGCTCGAAATCGAGCCCGCGCAGCTGGTGGCGCTCAAGGATCCTGAATTGCCCGCCCTCGACCAGCGGCGGCGCGGCGATGACCAGCGCGGCATTGTCGCCATTCTCACTTTCCTGCGGATCATAGCCCGCCCAGACCGAACGCTTGCCGTAGGGCCGCGCCGCCTCCGGGTTGAAGTCCGTCCATTCGACAAGGCTATCGACCCCGCAGGCGATCATGTCGTTGAAGCGGAAGGCGGACTGGCTGTCGTCCACGAAGTCGCACATGAAGAGGTTGGCGAATTCGTCGGGCGCGTATTCGTCCTCAAGCTCTTCGATGTCGAACAGGTCGCAGCCGCCCATCTCGGCGTCGCGGATATTGACGATGTTTCGCCAGATCCGATCCGGCCCGGCCATGCCGATCGCCAGCGCGGCATGGCTGACGTCGATCTTGATCTGATCTTCCTTCTTGCGCCGCCGGTTGCGCCGCTCGCCGGTCCAATAAGGATAGGCGGGATGCGCGACGCTGGATGGCGTGGAAAAGTAGGTTTTCCGCCACTTCTTATGCGTCGCCATGCCAGAGGCGACCTTGTTCAATTCCTCGAACGAATGGACCCAGAAGAATTCGTCAAAATAGAAATTGCCGTGGCGGCCCTGCGCGGTGCGGAAATTGGTGCCAAGGAAATGCAGTTCCGCCGCCGCTTCCTCCGCTGGCCGCAGATCCGACGTGATCAACATCGGGTCGCCGGTCAGCGTGACGCCGACCAGCTTGGCGAAGCTGACGATATAGGACCGGAACTGATGTGCCTGGGCTTTTGATGCCGACAGGAAGATCTGGTTACGCCCCGTCTCGATCGCGTCCATCAACGCTTCGAAGGCGAAATAATAGGTCGCGCCGATCTGGCGCGACTTGAGGATCATGCGCGTCCGCTGATCCTTCGCCTGCCACCAGCGATGCTGATAATCATACAGGCCGTCGAGGAAGATGCGCTTGAGTTCTTCCGCCTGCTCGGCGGTGAAATGGTTTTTCTTGGGCTTCTTGCGCTCACCGGCGTTGCGGTTCGCTACCTTGTCGTTGAGATCGCCCGCGTGGCCGCCGGGGGCCTCATAGCGGCGAACCTTGGCGAGCGTTTCGATCTGCCGGGACAAGGCGTCCATTTCGACATAGTCGCCGCCGGTCTTTTTCTCCTTATGGATCAGCTGCATCAGCTTGATCTCAAGGGAATCCTCGATCTTACGGATCGACGGGGCGTCATCCCAGCGGTCGCGCTGTTTCCACGCCTCGATCGTCGCGCGGGGGACCGGCCCGCCCTTGTCCCCGACGATGCCATGCAGCGCGAATTCCTCCGCGATCTGCGTCACGCCATAGCCGCGCCAGTAGAGGCTCCGCGCATGGCGGCGCGGATCGAATTGCCACATGACGCTGGGCGCGCCGGGCTGGGGGGATTGCGTGGTCATCGGGGCGGACCATGCCCCGCGCCCAAGCGCCTGATCATGGGCGTCTATTTGGACAGGCAGCTATCCAAATGCAGGGACTTGAGCCTGTCAGCCCGACAGCCCCTTTCTGCGGTCATTCAGGCCACCGCCTCGCCGTCAAGCAACCAAGGGAACCGGACCGATCATGGCAAAGACCAAATTTTTCCGCGTCGCAGTCGAAGGTGCGACCGTCGATGGCCGCGTCATCGAACGCGCATGGATCGAGCAGATGGCTGCCAGCTATGACCCCGCCACCTACACTGCGCGGATCAATTGCGAGCATATCGCCGGTTACAGCCCGGATCGCCCTTTCAACGCCTATGGCTCCGTCCTTTCGCTCAAGGCCGAAGACGTCAAACTGACCATCAACGGCGAAGAGAAGACGCTGCTGGCGCTCTATGCCGAGATCGACGCCAACGATCAGCTGGTTGAGATCAACAAGGCCGGGCAAAAGCTGTTCACCAGCTGCGAAATTCACCCGAACTTTGCGGGCGAGGGCAAAGCCTATCTGGTCGGCCTTGCCGTGACCGATCAGCCCGCTTCGCTCGGCACCGAAGCCCTGAAATTTGCGGTCAAATCCCGCTCGAACGTCTTTTCGTCCGCCCACGAGACGGAAATCGAGATCTTGGCCGGGCCGATCGACGGCGAAGCCATCGGGGAGAGCATCGGGCGCTCGATCCTCGCCTTCTTCAAAAAGGAGAAGAAGGACGATGCTGTCACGCCGCCCGCGTCCAATCCCAAACCTGCGAACGACAACAGCTTCGACGTCGAGGCTTTCGGCAAGGTCATGGGTCAGCAGATCGCCGCCGCTGTGAAGCCGGTTGGCGACGCCGTCACCGCCCTCCAGTCGGAACTGACCGCGCTCAAGACCAAGCTGGGATCGACAGAGCAGCAGCAGACCTTCAAGCGCACGCCCGCCACCGGCGGCAACGGCACCATCCAGACCGATTGCTGATCAGCCGCCACACCCGATCCAGACCGCCCGCCCAAACGCCCCACTAGGAGCCAACGCACATGCGTAATTCGACCCGCCTTCTCTTCACCGCCTATGTCAGCCAGATCGCTCTGCTGAACAGCGTCGCCGACGCCACCGTCAAATTCAGCGTCGCCCCGGTGGTCGAGCAGAAGCTGGAAGAGAAAATTCAGGAATCGAGCGAGTTCCTGAGCCAGATCAACGTGATCGGCGTCCCCGAACAGTCCGGCCAGAAGGTCGGCGTCACCGTCACGCGCCCGCTGGCGGGCCGCACCAACACCGCAGGCGGCAACCGCCGCACGCCCACTGATCCGACCGACACCACGGACGACGGCGGCTATACCTGCAAGAAGACCGATTTCGACCACGCGATTCCCTATGCGAAACTGGACGCATGGCGGCATAAGCCAGAATTCCAGACGCTGCTGCGCGACGTGATCCTGAAACAGCAGGGCCGCGACCGCATCATGATCGGCTTCAACGGCACGTCCGCCGCTGCCGCGACCAATCGCGCCACGAACCCGCTGTTGCAGGACGTTAATGAAGGCTGGCTGCACAAGATCCGCACCCATGCTGCGGAGCGCGTGCTGGACGATGGCGCCCTGACGTCGGGAGGCACCGAAGCGATTTATGTCGCCGCCGGTGTCGAAGTGGTCGATGCCGACGCCACCAACGTCGCCACCGCCGACGCTGACTATGCGAACCTCGACGCGCTGGCCTTCGACGCACTGGATCTGCTCGATCCGTGGCACCGCAGCGATACCGACCTTGTCGTCATCGTCGGCTGGAAGCTGGTGAAGGACAAATATGGCAATCTGCTCCAGGCAGCGGGCGACACCGCCACGGAACAGGAAGCCGCGCATCGCATCCTGACCCTGCCCAAGCAGCTGGCGGGCAAGCGCGCTGTGATCGTGCCCTTCTTCCCCGAAGACGCGATCCTGATCACCAGCCTCGATAACCTGTCGATCTATTGGCAGGAAGAAACCCGCCGTCGCCAGATCAGGGACGAACCGGCGCTCGACCAGATCGAGAATTATGAGAGCGTGAACGAAGCCTATGTCGTTGAAGACTATGGCCGCTGCGCTTTGGTTGAGAACATCGTCATGGGCAAGAAGCCCGCCTGATCTGACCCCTTAGCCCTCTCCATCTGACAGGACACGCACATGAGCCTCGCTCGCCGCCACAGGGACAGGATCCTTGCTGCCAAAACCGTTGCGTCCGCTCCCGAAGGTGGAGCGGGTGCCGCCCCCGTTGCCGATACTCTCCCGGCAGCGGGGGCTGGCAAAGCCTCCCCGGCTGATCGCGCCGCCGCCCAGATCGGCCTGCGCCTGACGCATGATCTGCGCCGCCTCAAGGAAATCCGCTCGATCGACCTCAAGATCGCGGCGAAGCGGGAAATGCTGCCGGAATATCGTGATTGGGTCGCCGGGATCATCGCTGCCGATCAGGGCGTAGGCACCGGCCTCGCCGCCGAAGTCGTCCCGACCTGCATGGTCTGGCTGATCGACACCGGCGATTATGACAATGCACTCAGCCTCGCTGAATTTGTGCTGCGGCATCATGTCGCCATGCCGTCGCGCTACCAGCGCGATGCTGCCACGATCATTGTCGAGGAAATCGCGGACGCGGCATTGAAGGCGCAAAATGCGGGAAATCGTTTCTCGCTTGAGACGATCGGTGAAGTCGCCGACCTGACGTTCGCCTGCGACATTCATGATGAAGTCCGGGCCAAGCTCCTCAAGGCCGCTGGCAGTGAGGAACTGGCTGCGGGCGAAGCCGCCGAAGCCACTGCCGCCGCTCCGTTCCTGCGGGCAGCCCTGTCGGCGTTCAACGAAGCCCAGCGCCTGCATGACCGCATCGGCGTCAAGGACAAAATCAAGCGGGCAAACAAGCTGCTGGCGGCCATCACTGCCGCCGCGCCCGCACCGAACAACGAACAGGGCGGCACCGCCGCCTGACAGGCTCGCCCCCGGCGCTCAGGGGCGGATCGCGCGATGCGGGAGGCTTTCGAGCCGTAGGGCCGCACTCTGCCCCGATCCTCACCCCTGTAAGCCGGTGGGCCGAAATCGGAGGACATCATGAGCATCGCAATCGTAATCTGGCTTATTTTCAAGACGCTGCTGATGGCGGGCCTCATCCTTGTGCTGACGCCCATAGGCGTAGCCGCCGCGATCGGCGGGACCATCATGTTTGACGAGGCTCGCGGCCCATCGGTTGCGGCGGTCAAATTCTGGACATGGCCTTGGGTGCGATGGATCAGCCTCCTGCTGTGGGCCAAGGCGCTCGGCCTGCTGCTGCTGATCGTGCTGATCATGAACAAGCTCGCGCAGATCCTTTTCCTGTTCCCATGAGCTTCGTCGCCCGCCCGCCCGCGTCCGAGATCGAGCAGCCCCCTGCGGAAGAAACGATCATCGGTAACGACGGCTTTTTCCCTGACATCGACCCGGTGGCTGTCCGCGAGGCCGCGAGGATCCCGACCAGCATCACGCCCGCCCGCCTGCGCGCCGCCATTATCGGCGCGATCATGACCGTGGAAATCGACCTGCGCGCATTCGCGGCGGCTTCCATCACCGCAGGCCATGCCACGCTTGCCGACGTGCCCGCGCCGCAGCTGGGCGGCGAGAGCGTGCAACTGTTCCGCTACAGCCGTGCCGTGGCGCTCTTTGCCAAGGCCGAACTGATCGAGCGGCACCGGGATTTCGACACCACTGCCGCCGGTGGCGGGCAGGCGGACGAACTCACCCCGACGATCGGCGAACTGCGCCGCGACGCCATGCATGCGATCCGCGACATGCTGGGCGTCACGCGGACCGTCGTGGATCTGATCTGATGGCGTCCGAGCAGCGCCTTGTTGCCCGGTCAGGGGACAAGCTGGATCTGCTGCTCTGGCGCGATGCCGGGCTTGGCCCCAGCGAGATTTCCCGCGTCTGTGACGCCAATCCGGGCCTTGCCGATCTCGGCACGATCCTTCCGCTCGGCACGATCGTCATCGTGCCCGCCACCGCCGACGCAAGCGCAACCCGCGTGCGCCCCCTCATTCAGCTTTGGGATTGAGCCATGGACCTGCGCCACCTTCTGGAATCCGCCGCCGAATTGATCGGCTCCCTCACACCTTCACTGATCGGTTCCGCCGTCGCGCAGGCATGGAAGCCCGCCCTGCCTTTCCGCCAGCGTTTCCTCCAGTGGGTCGTTGGATCGACGGTCAGCTATTACGCGACCATCGCCATCATCGCCGTGACGGGATGGAACCACTTTGCCGCGCAGTCGATCGCGTTCGCCGTCGCGCTGCTCGCCTTCGACGCCACGCCCCGCATCGCCAAGGCCGCGATCGACACGCTGACCAGCGTGCCGGGCCGCCTCGCTGACCGCTTCCTGCCCAAGAAGGACTGATCATGCAGCTGTCGCCCAATTTTAGCCTGGCCGAATTCGTCGCCTCCGCGACGGCGTCCGCCCAGCGCATCGACAACACCCCCAGCGCCGCCCAGATCGCGGCCATGAAGACGCTCTGCGCCAAAGTGCTGGAGCCGCTGCGCGCCCATTTCGGCAAGCCGATCCACCTTTCGTCGGGCTTCCGCTCGCCCAAGCTGTGCCTCGCCGTCGGTTCGACCGTGGACAGCCAGCACGCCAAGGGCGAGGCGGCCGATTTCGAGATCCCCGGCATCGACAATGTGACGGTCGCCACCTTCATCCGCGACCGCATGGCGTTCGACCAGCTGATCCTCGAAAATTACACGCGGGGCCAGCCCAACAGCGGGTGGATCCATGTCAGCTATCGCGATGGCCGGCTGCGCAAGGACGTGCTGACCTATTCCCGCCGCGCCTATTTCAAGGGGCTGCTGGCATGATCGGGAAATCGCACCTCGCCATGGCCGCCGCGCTCGCCGCCTGCACGGCAGGAATCGGCGGCTTCTTCTACGGCACCAGCGTCGGAAGCGCGCAGGAACAGGCGGCGCAGAAGCGCGCCGACGATGCGCGGGAGGCCGAACGCAAGAAGCTACAGGCCCAGCTGGACGCCTCGACCGAGCGCGCGCAGGCGGCGGAATATGCCCGGCAGGGCAATGTCAGGGAAATCTACAATGAAACTCAGAAGGTCATCGAAAAGCCGGTCTATCGCAATCTGTGCGTCGATGCTGATGGCGTCGGCCTGCTCGACCGCGCCGCAGCCACGGCCAACAGCGAAGATCTCTGGGGCATTGCTGGCGACACCCGCCCCGTTACCGAAGGTGCAGCGGACTGACGCGGGCGAGATGACCGGGGCGCAATGCCTCGGCAGTCTCACCAACATCTATGACGTCGCGGGCCAGATCCGCGCCACCCTGATCGAATTGCAGGCGCAGGCCCGCATGGCGAACGCAAAGGCGGATTGACGATGCGCAAGGCCGACAGCCTGCGGCAGTGGCTCACCGCCTTCCTGCCCGATCTGAAAACCCATCCTGACCGCCTTCAGATCTATGTCGAGGAAGGCCAGATCGGCACGCGCCAGTCCCGCACGCTGTCATTCGTCTATGCCTATACGCTCAAGGTCGGGATCTGGGAATTTGCCGGGGACGCCGACACAATTATGGTGCCGATGCTGGCATGGATCGAGAAGGAACAGCCCCAGCTGCTGCGCCGCACCGATGCCCAGCCCTTCACCTTTCAGGCCGAACTGCTCGACAGCGAAGCGTCGGACATCCTGATCTCGATCGACCTGACCGAAACCGTCCTTGTCCTGCCCCGCGCCGATGGCAGCGGCTATGACGTCCAGCATCCGGCGGAGCCGAATTTCTGCGACGCCTTCGACGGCGTGACGGCCTCATTCCTGCAAGGCTTCGGCAACACCGAACTGGTGGTTGAGACGTCCGATCCCGACGCCGATCTGACCCCGGCGATTCCGCCCGACACATGAGCGAAGATCTTTCCGAGATCGAACGCATCGCCGGGGCGCTGATCCGCAGCCTGTCGTCGGGCCAGCGCCGCGCCCTCATGCGCCGCATGGCCCGCACATTGGCCCAGAGCCAGCGCGAGCGCATCGCCGCCCAGCGCCAGCCTGACGGCTCGAAATTCGAGGCGCGCAAGGAAAAGGCCCCGCCGGTGTCGGGCCGGGGCGCGACATGCTTCCTCTATCCTTCCGGCGGTGGCGGCGAGCCGCGCAAGGTCATCATGAAATCCTTCGCCTGGACGACAGGCCGCATGATGACCGGCTTCGACATTGAGGCTGGCGGGATCCGCTCATTCGAGTTCGACAAGGTCGTGAAATGGCTCCCGGTGCCGGAAGAACATCGGAACGCCGGGGGCAGCAGCCTGCGCCGCCGGGGCGGCCTGCGGCGGCGCGCTATGTTCCGGCGGCTTGCGAGCGGGCGATTCCTGCGCACAGGCGCGGACGACAATGGCTTCTGGGTCGGCTTTTCCGGCAAGGTGTCGCAGATCGCGGGCGTCCACCAATATGGCCTGCGCGACAAGCCGTCCCTGCGGGCGCAGGCCGTGCCCTATCCGAAGCGCGAACTGATTGGCGCGACCGCCGCCGACCGTGAACAACTGCTGGATCTGCTCTACACCCATATCGCCGAAGCCTGACGGCCCGCGCTGCATTTGGATAGCGGACTGTCCAAATACAGGGGCATGGCGCACCCCCTACGCCTGCCCCGACATGGCCGCCATGGCCGATGCAACCTTCACCGCTGTTGATCTGTCGCGCCTTCCCGCGCCGGATATTATCGAAGCCCTCGACTTCGACACGCTCGCTTCTGAGGCGGTTGCCCGGATGCTGGCGGAAATGCCTGATTTCGTGGAGCGCGACAGCGATCCGGCGACCAAGCTGTTGCAGGTCTTTGCCTATCTCGCCCAGCTGATGCGCCAGCGCATCAATGACGCGGCCCGCGCCGTCATGCCTGCCTATGCCGTGGGCGCGGATCTCGACAACATCGCCGCGTCCTTCGGTATCACCCGGTTGACCATCACCCCGGCGGACGTCGTGCTGGGGATCCCGGCTGTCATGGAAAGCGACGCCGATTTTCGCCGTCGCATGGTGCTGGCACCCGAAGGCTATTCGGTGGCCGGGCCGGAAGGTGCCTATATCTTCCACGCGCTTTCCGCCGATGCCGACGTGCTGGACGCCAGCGCCACCAGCCCCGCCCCGGATGACATCAAGGCGCTGGTGCTGGACGTTCTTGCGGCGCATTCCGCCGCGCCTTCGCTGGTGGCGGATATGACCGCTGCGCTCAATGCCGCCGTATGGCCGGGGCAGGTCATCGTTTCCGTGCTGTCGCGCACCGGCAATGGGGCCGCCTCGCCCGAACTGGTCGCCACCGTGCAGGCATATCTGTCTGACGAGACGATCAGGCCTCTGACGGACGCTGTGACCGTCCAGAGCGCGGACATCGTTGAATATGCGATCGACGCAACGATCACGACCTTTAGCGGGCCTGACGGCGGTGTCGTCATTGCAGCCGCGCAGGCGAGCGTAGAGGCATATCGGGACGCCTGCCACCGCCTTGGGCGCGATATTACGCCATCGGGTCTCTATGCCGCGCTGCATGTCGAAGGCGTCCAGAACGTCGAACTCGATTCCCCCACTGGCCCGATCATCATTTCGCGCGAGCAGGCTCCTTACTGCACCGGCGTCACGATCAGCTACGCGGGGACGGGCGAGTGACCTTCCCTTCGATTCTTCCGCCCAACTCGACCGCGCTTGAAAAGGCGCTGGAGCAGGTGGCCGCCGGGCTGCTCGATATTCCGGTGCCCATTCGTTCGGTCCGGTCTGCCGACGACTGCCCGATCAACCTGCTGCCGTGGGAGGCATGGGGCCGATCCCTCGATAACTGGTCCAGCGACTGGCCCGAAGCGATCAAGCGCGCCCGCGTGCGCAACGCCATCCCGATCGCCCGACAGAAGGGCACCTCCGCGTCCGTGCGCGCCGTCGTCCAGAGCTTCGGAGGATCGGTAGCGATCCGCGAATGGTGGCAGATGGAGCCGAAGGGCATCCCGCACACCTTCAGCCTTGTCATCAATCTTGAGCAGCAGGGCGTTCCCGCGTCGGCGGCCTTTGTCGATCAGGTCATCGCCGAAGTCAGCCGCGCCAAGCCGGTCCGCTCTCACTTCACTTTCACCCAAGGCATCACCGCCAAGGCCAGCGTCGGCCTGATCGCGGCGATCCGCCCGACCATCTATGCCCGCCTGTCCTGCACGGCACCGGCGGCCTGACCGGAGGAATCATGGCCCTTACGCTCACCATCACCAATGCGGGCCGCGTCGCGCTTGTGAATGCCGCCAACACCGGCACCGCCCCCGTCACCATCGCGCAGATCGGTCTTTCCGGCGCTGCCGTCACGCCTGTCGTCACGGCGACGGCATTGCCCGGCGAATTCAAGCGGCTCGCCACCCTGTCCGGTGACGTCGTTGCCGATGACACCATCCACCTGATCGTGCGCGACGAAAGCGCCGACGTTTTCACTGTCCGCAGCCTCGCCATGTATCTGGCCGATGGCACGCTGTTCGGGATCTATGGACAGGCAGCGGTGCTGGTCGAGAAATCGGCGCAGGCGCTCATGCTGATCGCGGTCGATGTGAAATTTGAGGATATTGCCGCGTCGGCCATTACCTTCGGCGATGCCAATTTCCTCAATCCGCCAGCCACTACGGAGCGGCAGGGCGTCGTGGAACTATCGACCGTAGCGGAGGCGCAAGCGGGCATCGACGCATTGCGGGCGCTCACCCCGGCAACGGCTAAAGCAGCAATCTTGGGCTGGCTTCTGACACAAGACGGCTCCGGCAGCGGCCTCGACGCCGACCTGCTGGATGGGCAGGACGGGGCCTATTACACGAACATTACGGCTCGCCTCGGCTATACCCCCGTCAACAAGGCCGGTGACACCATGTCCGGCGGTTTGACCATTACGAATGGCGCTGGATTTGCCCAACTTCTACCAAACGGGGACATACTCGCGGCGCGCGCGGGCGGCACGGCTGGCCTATTATATCTGAACAGCGCGGGCAATCGTTACTTGTATAACGACGGCAGCGTTTACCATCTCAGCGGCCAACAACTTAATGTGAATGGCTTTGTTTCGTGGAACGCGGGCAACGACGGGGCCGGTTCGGGTCTTGATGCCGATCTTCTCGATGGGCAGGACAGCAGCTATTATACGAATATCACGGCGAGGCTCGGCTACACCCCGGCCAACAGAGCAGGCGACACCTTCCTTGGATCGGTAACGGTAGTCCCCGGCGCAAGCATGGGTGTCAATGCTAGTGCAATTGCTGGCGGCATCATCTTGGCTCCGGGAGATGCAACGCACACCGGCCTTCTGTCGCTATATCAGCCGAACGGCACCCGGCTTGGTTATGTCGGCTATGCCACCAATGGCAACCGCATGAACTATGCCAGCGATAATGGAACCGGGCATTCTTTCGTCGGCGGGTGGCTCTATCGGGACAGCTATGTCGTTTGGGATGCGGGCAATGATGGCGCTGGCTCCGGTCTGGACGCCGATCTGTTGGATGGCCAGGACAGCGGTTATTACGTGAACATAACTGCGCGGCTCGGCTACACTCCCGTCAACAAGGCCGGTGACACCATGTCCGGCGCGCTTGCCGTGAGTGACGGCGCAGGAATGTCCAGACTGTGGCCAAACGGCGACAGCACTCTGTATCGATCTGGAGGGGTGTCGGGGTGTCTTTACCTCAATGCCGCCAACAACCGCTACCTTTTCAATAATGGCAGTGCTTACGAACTGGCCGGGCAGCAACTTTACGTCAATGGCTCGGTGTCTTGGAACGCAGGCAATGATGGCGCTGGTTCGGGTCTTGATGCCGATCTGCTCGATGGGCAGGATGGCAGCTATTATAGCAACATCACCGCGCGGCTCGGCTATACCCCGGCCAACAGAGCAGGCGACACCTTCCTTGGATCGGTAACGGTAGTTCCCGGCGCGAGCATGGGCGTCAACGCGAGCGCGATTGCTGGCGGCACCATCTTGGCCCCCGGCGATGCAACGCACACCGGCCTTCTGTCGCTATATCAGCCGAACGGCACCCGGCTTGGCTATGTCGGCTATGCCACCAATGGATCTCGCATGAATTATGTCAGCGAGAACGGGACGGGGCATTCGTTTATCAACGGATGGATCTATCGGGATGGCAATGTCGCATGGGACGCGGGCAACGATGGATCCGGATCCGGCCTCGACGCCGATTTGCTCGACGGCTACCAAGCGGCGGACTTTCTGCGCGTTACGTCCAATTTGATCGAGGTCGGCGGGCGGCGCGTCCATTCTGACGGCTATATCGAGCATTGGGGCAAGATCCTGTTCCGCCGCACCGGCGAAGTGGGCTTCCGCTTCGACTTCCCCACCGCCTTCCCGAACGAATGCTTCGGCGTTCATTTCACCACGATCAACTCGACCGGCCATTATGACGGCGATTCCCATCTGCAGGAAGTCGTGCTCGATCGCCTTGGCATCAACATCTTCCTCCAGTCCGACACCGGCGGGCAGCAGGATTATCAGGGCTTCCGCTGGTTCGCTCGCGGCAGATAATTTCCAACTCCAGGCAAGGATTTCCCATGACCGAACTGACCACCAAAATCGGCAGCTTCAACGCCGACACCCGCTCTGTTCCCGTCACCTTCACCGCTGGCGACGTCGAGCATAAGCGCGACGTCAATGCCGTGCTGAAAGATGACGGCACCTATGATCGGGCCGCAACCAAGGCCCGCGTCGAGGAAGTGGCGCGAGGCGTGGCGCACAAGATTGGCCTTGGCGTCATCACCGTGCCGCAGCCTGAACCGGAAGTGCCCGCTGCGACCGAACCGACCGCCGAATGA